AAGTGCTTATTTCTTCTCAGGAACTTCATATACAGAGTATGATAATTTAGTTGTTGCAACTTTAAGATCGAGAGGAATTAGTTTATACAATTCGACAACTGATGGTCCAAGATACCAAGTATCAGGTTTAACTGATGTTGTTATCGATACATCAGGTGCGTATTCGGCAATTACATCAAATCCTTTTTCAACATTTGCGATATCAGGTATTACGATACCAGATGAAAATGGTGTTAGAGATACTTTCTCTTTTGAAACTTCATTCCAATCTTCTGATTCAGAATACATTACAAAAGTATTGAGTATCGCAAACTTCACTAAATCAAGATTCGAAGTTCCTTTATTTGTAGAGGAGTATTATCAAACAATGATGAACTGGGCTTATAATAATGGTTATATCCGTGGTATTAACCCAGACTTAACTGCATTACCTGAAGCAAGAGACGGTAACCCCTCTTCAATTGCAAATAATTTATTCCAATACCAAAGTCCTAAAACACCTTGGGTTGTTTCTGAATTAAGAGGTAATAAAGTTTACAATCTATTTAAATTTATTTCTATATCTGACGGAGATTCGGCTAATACTGAAATCAAAATTTCAATCATGAACATGTCATTCAACAACAGTACGTTTGACGTTATGATTAGAGATTTCTTTGATACAGATGCAAATCCAGTTGTGTTAGAGAAATTCACAAACTGTACAATGGATCCAAATAGTAATTCATTCGTAGCTAAGAAAATCGGTTCTTCTGACGGAGAATACGCATTAAATTCGGCTTTTGTAATGATTGAGTTATCTGAAGAGTATCCAATTGATGCATTACCTTGTGGATTCGAAGGTTATGTGATGAGAGATTACTCAGGTGATATTCAGTCCCCAATACCAATTTATAAAACTGAATACTATTTCCCAGGTCAGGTAATTTACAATCCTCCATTTGGAACAACAAACGGTGGTAGTAATCAAGTTACAAGTGCTGGAGATAACGTGAGAAGAACATTCTTAGGTTTCTCTAACACAGTAGGTATTGATGAATCATTCTTGGAGTTCAAAGGATTCCAAAATATTAGTGATCATTGTCAAACAAATGTTGAAAACCCTTGGAACTATAAAACTAAAGGTTTCCACATGGACTCAGGTGCAACTGTTGTAACAATTGGTAACACATTTATGACTAGTGGTCAATCAGCTTTCGAAGTTGGTGACGCTAGCTTCAATCAAGAACCTACATCACCAGAAAACCCTTACTTCAGATTATTCGCAAGAAAGTTCACAGTATGTTTAGCAGGTGGTTTTGACGGTTGGGATATCTACAGAGAATCAAGAACAAATACAGATGATTACATCTTAGGTGCTTCAGGATATTTGAAAGGGGCTTGTGCTTCTTCAAGATACCCAACAGCAACAGGATGGGGAGCATTTAGAAACTACGCAGTAGGTGATCAAGTATCTGATTGGGCAAACACTGACTACTACGCATACCAATTAGGTATATCAACATTCGCTAACCCTGAAGCAACAAATATCAACGTATTTGTAAGTCCAGGTATCGACTATGTTAACAATAGTGGTTTAGCTGAATACGCAGTAGATATGGTTGAAGATGACAGAGCTGATTCAATTTATATCGTTACAACTCCTGACTACGACATGTTCGATCCGTCAACTGTTGATAACAACGGATTTATCTATCCAACTGAAGCAGTTAATAACTTAGAAAACACAGGTATCGATTCGAACTACACAGCAACTTACTACCCATGGATTCTTGTAAGAGATACAGTTAACAATACACAACTTTATATTCCTTCAACAGGAGAAGTTTGTAGAAACTTAGCTCTAACAGATAACATTGCGTTCCCTTGGTACGCATCAGCGGGTTACACAAGAGGTCTTGTTAATTCAATCAAAGCTAGAAAGAAATTAACTCAAGAAGATAGAGATACTCTATACAAAGGAAGAATCAACCCAATCGCAACCTTCTCTGACGTAGGTACAGTAATTTGGGGTAACAAGACACTTCAAGTTGCAGAATCTGCTCTTGATAGATTGAATGTTAGAAGACTTCTTTTACAAGCTCGTAAGTTAATTTCAGCGGTAGCTGTAAGATTACTGTTCGAACAAAACGATGAAATCGTAAGACAACAATTCTTAGACGCTGTAAATCCAATCATGGATTCTATCAGAAGAGACAGAGGTGTTTACGACTTCCGTGTAACAGTTTCTTCATCACCTGAAGATCTTGACAGAAACACACTAACAGGTAAAATTTACTTGAAACCAACGAAAGCTCTTGAATTCATTGATATTGAATTCTTGATTACACCAGCAGGTGCTACTTTCGAAAATATCTAATAAAATAATGGGGGAGTTAATCTCCCCCTTTTTTAGCCAAACATGAAGAAAGAATTTAAAGAAGGGTTTGATACTAAAGGTTCACCGGATATGAAATATTACGCCTTTGATTGGGATGATAATATTGTTCATATGCCAACTGAAATAGTATTGAAAGACGAAGACGGTGATGAGGTTGGTATGTCTACAGCAGATTTTGCGGAATACAGAACTAAGATTGGAAAAGAAGACTTCGATTACAATGGTCAAAAAATTGTAGGGTTTGCGGAAAATCCATTTAGAAACTTCAGAACTGAAGGAGATAAACAATTTTTGATTGATGCGATGAAAGCTAAAGTAGGTCCTGCGTTTGACGACTTCAGAGAGGCAATCAATAACGGATCAATTTTTTCAATTATTACTGCGAGAGGACACAATCCAAACACTTTAAAACAAGGGGTTTACAATTATATCATCAATGACTTCAATGGTATTAGTAAGGAACAACTAATCAAAAATTTAAGAAAGTACCGTTCGTTTGTGGGTGAAGAAGAAATGACGGACAATGAATTAATTAAATCATATTTGGAACTCAACAAGTACCACCCCGTTTCTTTTGGGGACGAAGGAGGTGCGTCCAATCCTGAAGAAGCTAAAGTTAAAGCGATGGAGGGGTTTGTTGATTACATAAAAGCCATGGCTGCATTACTTAATAAAAGAGCATTCCTTAAAAAAGATGTTGCTAATAAGTTTGTTCCTAGTATTGGATTTTCAGATGATGATATTAGAAATGTAGAAGTAATGAAGAAAAGATTTGATAAAGAACCAGATAACATAGTTAAAACTTATTATACTGGAACTGGAAAGAAATCAAAGATGGAATAAATGAATATCTTTTTTCCTCGAATAAGTAAATAGAAAAAAATTTTCGAGGATATATTTATAGTTATAAACAAAAAAACAAAATTAATATACTATGGCTGACTTACTGATGAAAATGCCAATACCTTATGAACCGAAACGTCAGAATCGATTCATTTTGAGATTTCCTTCGACATTAGGTATTAACGAGTGGTTTGTGGAGTCTGCAGCAAGACCTCACATTACAATCGGATCAACAGAAATTCAATTTTTGAATACTTCTACTTACGTTGCTGGTAGATTTAACTGGCAACCAATAAACGTCAACTTCCGTGACCCAATTGGACCTTCAGCGGCTCAAGCTCTTATGGAGTGGGTACGTCTACACGCAGAATCTGTTACAGGTCGTATGGGATACGCAGCAGGTTACAAAAAGGATATCGACCTTGAAATGTTGGATCCAACAGGTGTGGTTGTGGAAAAGTGGATTCTTTATGGAACTTTCTTAACAGACGTTAACTTCAACTCTTTATCATATTCACAAGACGCTTTAGCAAATATTACAGCTTCTTTAAGAATGGATAGATGTGTACTTGTATATTAATTCTTTATAAAAAGTAAAGTCAGTTTATATTTAACCGTGAGGACAAAACCTCACGGTTTTTTATTATGGATAATGAAACAATGCAATACGCAACACAAACACTATCTCTTCCACATGACGTGGTTCCTCTTCCATCGGGTGGTGTTTTTTATAAGAACAAAAAATCATCAGTTAAAGTTGGTTATCTAACTGCAAACGATGAAAACATTTTGATGGGAGGAGGTGATGATTTAACAATCAATCTTATCAGAGCGAAACTATTCGAACCGGATATCAAACCTGAAGAAATGTTGGAGGGTGATATTGAGGCAATTCTTATTTTCTTGAGAAACACCGCGTTCGGACCTGAGATGACACTCAACTTAACAGATCCTGTAACCAAAAAGGCGTTTCAGGGTACCGTATTACTTGATGAACTTAATATTAAAAAAGGTCTTCTACCAAATGAAGAAGGGTTGTATGAGACAGTTCTACCAAAGTCAAACATGAATGTTAAGTTAAAACCATTAACGTTTGGTGATCTGAAAGATATTAGAAATATGATTGAAAAGTATCCTGCAGGAAGACCTGCACCAAGAGTTACTTGGAGATTAGAAAGACAAATAGTTGAACTCAACGGAACAAGAGATAAAGGAGAAATTTCCAGAGCAATTCAAAACATGTTAATCATGGATTCCAAACACATTTCAAAGTTTTTGGATGAAAATGAACCTAAGTTAGATATGGAAAGAGTTGTAACAACCCCATCAGGAGATAGACTAACGGTTAATGTTGGTTTTGGGGTGGACTTTTTTCGTCCTTTCTTCTGATTATAGAAAGAGTCAAATTGAAGAATTTTATTATTTAAATTCTTTGATGAAAATAACATATCATGACTTTCTGATTATGCCAATCTTTGTCAGAAAGTTTCTTCTCGAAAAATGGATAGAAGAAAACAGTAGTCAAGGGACCTAAAATTGGTCCCTTCCCTATTTATTATAAAACATCTCAATGCAAACCGCACCAGATAATAAAGATTTAGGATCAGAATTAGGCGACTCCAGAACTAGCAAGACTCGGAGGTAGTGCTGCGGATGCTGCAAAAGTTATCACAGAAGTTTCAGAAGCAACAAAGAAAAATGTGGTTGCTTCAAATCAAACAATCAAAGAGTTATTTGCGACTTCAAAAGTTATTGGGGAAAGTGTGGACACAATAGTGTCGGAGTTTACAGATGTCGGAATACAATTTGAAAACGTACAAGAAAACTTAATTCAAGGGGTTAACTATGTTCAGAGTGTTGGAATGAACACCAAACAGGTGATGCAGTCTGTGGTTGAAAACGCTGACATGTTGAACAAATTTAACTTTGACGGTGGGGTGTTAGGATTAACTAAGATGGCCGCACAATCAGCTATGTTGAGAGTAAGTATGAGAGATACCGCTCAATTTGCTGAAAGAGCTATGGATCCTGAAGGTGCAATCAAACTATCATCAGCATTCCAAAGACTTGGTGTTAATATGGGAACTCTCTCAGACCCATTCGCATTAATGAATGCTTCTATCAATGACCCTGAAGGATTACAGAAATCTATTGCTCAGATGGCAGAGAGATATACTGTGTTTGATGAAAAAACAAAATCATTCAAAATTGACCCACAAGGAATTAGGTTCCTGAGAGAAATTTCCAAAGAGACTGGTATATCATACGATAATCTATCGAAGATGGGATTAGCGTTAGCTAACAACGATAAGATTATGGGTCAAATGAAATATGGTGCAAACTTGTCGGAAGAGGAAAAACAATATATTGCCAGTATGGCCCAAATGGATAAGGGTGGTGAGTATTTTATCAAAGTTAGAAATGAAGAAGGAAAAGAGGAAAATAAAAAACTCACCGAACTTAGTGAAAAACAATTGAAGGCCGCAATTGATGCTCAGAAAAATGCTCCAAAATCTATGGAGGATATTGCTAGGGCTCAAATGCAAACATCAGATGTTATTGCCGGAGATGTAAATGCAATCAGACAAAAAGTAGTACAAGGTATAAGTGTTGCACAACCATTGAGAGATTTACCTGAACAATCAAGAGCATTAACAACCGCAGCAACAGATGCGATTGTTAAATTGATACCGAATGCTGACAAGATACAAGGAGGAACTGAAAAAGCAATATCATATCTAAAAGATACAATCCAAGATGTAATTACAGGAAAAAAATCTTTTGAGTCAGTGGCGGGTGAGATGAAATCAGGTCTAAAATCGATGGGATATGATATTGTTGGTGTTTTCGAAAAAGTACCTGAAGTTCTTACACAAAGTGTGACTAAAAATCTACAAGGAAAACAAGATCCTTTTTCTAAAGAGGCTTACCAAGCTTTAACAACAGGAAAAGGACAAGAAAAATTCCAAGAAATACTAAAACAATATACGTCATCACAGGGTTTGACAAAACAGATTGAAGAAACAAAGAAAATAAGTGGAACGACAGAAAAAAATGTTAATGTAAGTCATAGTGGAGAAGTTAAGAACACTTTTAAAATTGAAGGTGCTGACGGGTTGAACAAAGAAACAATTAATAAGATATTAGATGCATGGACAAGAAGTCCAGAATTCCAAAGAAACCAATACAATGCGATGGTTCAAATTAGTAAATCTGCAACGGGTGAGTATCTTGTTACCTCAACAAGAAAATAATATAAAAATTACGGTTACTCTATTTATAGAAAAACAAATAAATGCCTAGTCCATTAGATTACGGAAGTACAGAAGGGTTTAGAAAAAAATTGTTTACGAGGAACTTAAAACCTTACGGTTTGGCTCCATATGTAGATCCAAGTCAGATTGCCTATCAGACGGTACTTACTGACACAGGTGTTGTTGACGCCAAACCAGACCCAAACGAATATGGTTTTGCTGTTTTCAACGACAGAATGGCTAGATTTAACGTTTACTCACCCGATACACCGTTTCAATACGATACACAAACAGTAATTAAACAGTCAGAATTTGAGGCATATCCAAACTTCGATTCTTCTTTTTATGAACCTGTTGATATTCTTTATAATCCCGATCCTTTAGGTTCTAACGGATTATTAAGTTCAGATTCATTCATTGCCAAAATTGGTGCGGTACAACTTAAAAAACTATTCGAAGAAAGAATTGCAACTGAAATATATCAAAGAACAGTTGGTAGGGCAAACTTATTCAATGCGAGTAGTGGAAGTAATATATTCGGTTTTTTAACAAATAGAATACCTCTAATTGAACCTAATTATCAAATTACAGTACCAGGAAACCCACTATTAGCTGCTGTAGATTTAGCACAAAGACTATCAGGGACTTATTTTCCTGTATCACCCATACCAGGTTCTTATTGGGATACTGAAATTAGATTAGGTCAACCAACAACAATACAACAGATACAAAACGCTTTCAGTTTTGTTACTCAAAGTGGAATTGGTAAATTCTTTGCCAGACTATTAGGTTCAGATTCAGGATCACAAAAGTTTTTAAGTAATACCGGAGCAGGACAAAAAAGTGTCTTATTCAAGAATATAGACATGAACATGTACAAGCCTGACTACGATAGAAACTTCGTAGACAGACTGGGTGGTGCAATTGTTGGTGGTAGATCAAATAGTTCAGATTATTATGTTGGATCGAGAACATCAGATCCAGGAAAGGTTTTCTCACCGATAGGTGAAATACCAACAGACCACTTTGGTAGGGCAGTACAATCACCTGTTTATGGACCGACAGAACTTGCAAAATTATATGAAGGTGTTGAGAAGTCACCAGGTTTGGGTGCTAATGGAGTACCATACACCGATGGTGGTGGTATTGAGGGTGGATTTACTTGGGTGTCACCGAAATACAAACCAAATGCAGGAAAGTATGTGGGACCTGGTGGTAAAGAAATGGGAGAAGACCCTGACTTTGATCCGTCAACTTACAATGATTCCAATTCAACAAATTATAGATTCAAAACAGGATCTATACTTGATGACACACAAAGATTAGTAGAAAGTCAACCACCAGGAAAAAAGAAATTTGAACATGTGGGTAATGCAATTGATCAAGTAAGTAAAATATTCAACGACGGATATAAAGAGATGACAAAGGGTTCGAGAGTTATATCCTATGTTGGTGAGATTGGAAATGAGGTTGGAGCTGAGTATTGTCGTGTTTTTGCTAAAGATACCCCTTATTTACAATACAATGACCTTCAGAAGACAGATGGTATGACAACTCAAGGAAGAAAGTTCTCATATTCTGTTTTGGATAACACATACAATTT